ATGGACCGCAATTCATGAACTACTTAGAAGACTCACCTACCAACTGGCGCTCTGGTTTCGCTGTTCTGACATTCCATGATGGCCGCCTTATGTGGCCTGAGTTGGTACACAAGTGGGATGAGGGAAAGATTGAGTTTAGGGGTAGGGTAATCGATGTCTAGCTGGCTAATTGCATTTGTAGGCTGCATATACCTGTGGATCGGAATTGATCAGATTCGTAATGGTCAGACTTGGATGGGGTTTACTTTTATTGGGTATGCGTTTTCTAATGTCGGCCTATTCATGATGGCTAAATAAAAAAGGGGGTGATTAGCCCCCTTACCTATCACTCAATGCGTTCCCACACTGTTCCGTCCTCGGCGTAGTACCAGTCACCGATTTCGTACTCTTCTTCTTCAGCTTCAACTTCTTCAGTTTCTTCAGTTTCGTATTCTTCAACTTCTTCAATCTCAACAACAGCATAGTCAGCGCACCAGCCGTGATCCTGCTGGAACTCAATGAATTTTGCAATGATGTTGGCCTTTTCGATATCGAATGTCGTGATGGTCACAGACTCATCTTCACCAAACGAATATTCGTTAATCTCAATTTCCAGCTTGTACATGATATTTCCCTTGGTTATGGCACGATTGCCAATAGAAATCCTATCTACAAATTGTGACAAACACAATCAAGAATTCTGCTTGCTCGGCTTGGCATGAGAGTAAACAGTCACTTGCTGCTTAGACTCAAGTCCTATCTTGGCCTGCGCTGCCTGCCCCCAGGCTCTGCCTTGCGCCAGCATCTTCAATTCCTTATCGCGTGTCCAAATTGATGGAGTGCCGTCATTCCAATCGAATGCGTTTTTCTTTTCGTTCACTTCTTTGACTCCTTAATTTCTTTCTGAATCCCTGCGCTCAGTTGCAGGAACATCCGCATCCACTTGACACCGCCAAGCCTTACATACTCGGCGTACTCGGACTGGGTGAGGCGCAGATTGACTGCCCTACCCTGCTCTGTCTTCTCTTTAATCATCAGTCAACCTCGCATTGCAGCAGAAACCAAACAAAGCAAAACAGCGTGATGATCATCACTGCCATGCCAAACAACGCCATCATGAAGAAGATCAAGGCTGTTTCCATTTGGCCTCACTTGGTGGTGTCCAACCAAAGCGGCGCCAAGTGGCTTGCACATCAACAGGCTTGGGAGGTGGTGGTGTAGGTATGGGATTCATTTCTGCATTGCCAGTAGTTCCATCTCCGCGTCTTTGAGGCGGTCCTTGATGCACTTCATCTCATAGTCCAACTGATCGATTTGGCGTTGCATACGCTCGCGGGTGAATCTCTCAGCGTGCGCCCATCCAATGATTGCGCCACAGTGAACTGCTTTGTTGATGAGCTGCACCATTTCGGCGCGATTCATCACGCCAAGGGCAGCCTCTTTTGGTGGTGATAGGCGCAATACCTCGGCCTCTAATTCCTTTTGCATCTTGGCGCTCATACTTCCCTCGCTTTCAGCATTGCGTCTGCTTGATGGTATGCAGCTTTTGCGGTTTCACCTGGCATCATGTCTTGTCTCCAATCTGAATCTGAACAAAACCCTTGCATAGCCTTTGCCGCAAAGTAGTCCCGCAATGTCATGCCTTGTTCGGTAATGTGGCTCACGCCTGCTGGCGCTGGAAATGCTGGTGGGTTTTTCATGATGACCACCATGCGGCCAGTAACAGGGCAAAGCCAACGCCAATAGCGATGGCGGTGAGGAAGTCAAGGGCAGAGTCAGCGCGGCGGTTTAAGCGCCTTGCTTGCTCCATGTAGGGGTGTTGGGTGTGGTTCATTTAGATGTCTCCTTAAAGGTGGAGGCCGAAGCCCCCTGGTTGTTGATTAGGCGCGGATGGTTTCAAGAACAAGGCATTCTGGTTTGTCACCATAAACACCTGTGTAGTAATCTTTATGGATAAGTTTGCCAAAATAGGTTTTGTGTGATTCGCAATTGCGGCGTGCCAATTCAATTGTGGAAGACCAACCAAGGACAGTCCATTGTTCATTTTTTATGTTGAAGACAACTGTTACATGGCTGTAAGTACGATTTGCGCTGTTGCGTTTAACGATTTGGCCGTTGGGGCAAACTGCTGTGTGCTTGTTCATTTGAAATCTCCTGCTTGGTTGTTGATGTAGAAATCATAACATCGATGACTAACTCGTCAACAACTATTATTTAAACCATGCAAACTAGTCAACTATTACTGTTGTAAACTCAGCAACGGCGGATTTCCTGCCAGTTGCCTTTGGGGGGTCAGCGTGAGTTGATCCCCTTTTTTTATCTTACACTTGATCATCTTCACAAAACATGGTTAACATACTCCACATGAAAACGATTTCACAAGAAGCACTATCAGCAATACGCCACAAGGTTGAGGCTGCTGGCTACAAGATGAGCGATGTCTGCCGAGTCGCAGAGATCGATCAGGCGCAGGTATCCCGCTGGATGAGTGGGACCACAGAGCCATTGTATGGATCAGTAATGCGCCTGGATCAGGCTGCTGACGCTTTGGTGTCAGCTCGCCTCACAGTCCTCAACAAAGCCATGGAGGACGCTGTCAAATGATGACCACCAACTTCAAACCGAAGAGGATCATTGGCATTGATGTTGGCTTGGATGGGGCTATTGCGATGATGCAGGGCGAGACACTCACAGGCATTTTTGATATGCCCACAGTCTCGCTGATACGCAATGGCAAAGCCAAGCGACAGATCAGCATCCCCGAATTGATTACCATCCTCAATGACTTTAAGCCAGACGAGGCATACATAGAAAAAGTGGCAGCCCGAAGTGGCCAGGGCGTTACCAGCGTATTTAGCTTTGGGCGCAGCCTTGGCGCGATTGAGGGTGTGATCGCCGCTAGATCCATCAAGTCCACCTTGGTCACGCCACAAATTTGGCAAAAGGCGATGGGCGTGACTGGTGGCAAGGACGGCGCAAGGGCGCGTGCCATGGAGCTGTTTCCATGGAACGTGGACTATTTCAAACGTAAAAAAGATGATGGCCGAGCAGATGCGGCGCTCATTGCTTGTTGGGGGCTTAGACATGGATGACAAAGAACGAAACACATTGAGAGAACACATTGTTTGGCTTGGCTCGCAGCTTGAACATCAGCGCAAAATCAACAAGGCAAACAACGAATTCCTAAAACGGCTGGTGCATCCCGAGGACTTGGGATTCTCTGTCAGCAATGAGGTGCGCCAAATTGCTTACTCATTACTGATCAATAACCAAACAGAAAAATGAAAAACCAACCCTTAAAACTTAGACCATCATCAGCATCACGCTGGATCGCCTGCCCTGCCAGTGCCAGACTGTCAACGCTTGTGCCTTACCAAGAGGCTGGCGAAGCAGCCAAGATCGGTACTGCCATTCACGCGCTGGCCGAGACTTGCTTCCAGCTCGACACTGACCCGATGAAGTTTGTCGGCCAAGTGGTGGAGGGCATCACAATGACTGAAGAGAATTGCGAGTTTGCCTTGGAGCATTTGCAGGCAATCTGGGCGATTCAAGATGAGGTTGGTCACGTTAAGGTGGAGCAGCTCTTTAAGCTCTACCAAACGCCACAGTTCTCGCTACAAGGCACTGCCGATGTGGTGGGCATATCTCAGGACAAGCTCATCATTGCCGACCTTAAAACAGGCCGAGGCTATGTGGACGCTGACAGCGAGCAGATGAAGATCTACGCGCTGGGTGCGTTGATGCATCACAGCCAAAAGCCCAAAGAAGTCGAGTTCCAAATCATCCAGCCTCACCATGGTGAGAAGCGCATCCACCGCATGAGCGTGGACGAGCTGGGCGTGTGGGAGACAGAGGTGCTTCTGCCGGCCATCAATGAGGCTGTGAGCGATGCACCGCGTTATGCCCCATCAGAGTCAGCCTGCCAGTGGTGTCCAGCCAAGCACATCTGCTCGGCACAGAAAGAGCAGTTCGATATCGTGGCGGCGCAACCAGACATCACCATCATGTCTAAAGAGGACATCAAGGCAGTCATGCTGGCGCTGACACCAGCACAGATCAGCGCCATATTGGACCGCGCACCGATGGTAGAGAAGTTCATTGAGGCGGTAAAGGATCACGCCACAAAGCAGATGGAGGGTGGCGCAGTGTTACCTGGCTGGCAGCTCCAACCCAAACGCGCATCCCGCAAATGGATTGACTCAACAACAGCGCGTCAGGCTCTTACTGACGCAGGACTTACAGATTCTCAAATATTTGAGACTGAACTAATATCTCCTACGGCGGCAGAGAAACTGCTGCCAAAGGATCAAAGAGTTATCTTGGACGCATTGACGGCCAAGGTATCAAGTGGACTTACGCTCGCAAAAGACCGCAGCTTGAGTCAATAATGCAAACCCTGTAACTTTGAAAGCGAAAACGCAAATGCTAAATCTCTCATCTGGTGGCGGTAATGGAAACTACATCCGCTTTTCTCCCCAAGCCAACGCTTGGACTAACAGCCTCGGCGCTGAAATTCAACTGAAAAAAATAGTGTTTGACATCGATGCGGTGCAAACAGGCTGGCTCCAACTTGGTGTCGGCATCCGCGACTGGCAACCCGACTCAGAGTTGGGACGCAAGGGCGCACAGCCTACGCCTGACCACAAGCGCGGCTTTATCGTGACCTTTTACAACAAAGAGATCGGTACTTGTGAATGGTCATCAAGTGGCGTTGGTCCGAACATGGGACTGGAAAAGATGTACACCGAGTGCGCCGCACAGCGTGCAGCAAATCCGAACAAGTTGCCTGTGCTGGAGTACACAGGCAGCAAGTTGGAAAAGATCGGCAAAGGCACAACACGCATTCCTAACTTCACCATTGTGAGTTGGATTGACAAGCCTGCTGGTATGGGGCAGAGCGATGAGGAGTACACCGCGCAAGTGGCTGCGCCTCCCGCGCCAGCTCCAAAGGCTGCACCAGCTCCAGCGCCTGCTAAGTCAGCGATGGCGCAGGCCGTAGAAGATGACGAAATGTTCTAACTGGTAGTGTGTACGCGCCGAGGTGTAACAGCCTCGGCTTTTTTTTCCTCTAAAAAATACAAAATGAAATATCTCTCTTTATGCAGTGGTATTGAGGCGGCAACAGTAGCGTGGCATCCCCTTGGATGGGAAGCAGTAGCGTATTCGGAGATCGAAAGGTTCCCATCAGAAGTGCTTGCACATCATTACCCAAACACGCCAAACCTTGGCGACATGACCAAATTTAAGGAATGGACAAATGTCACAGATGTCGATCTTCTCGTTGGAGGAACACCCTGCCAATCATTCTCAGTCGCAGGACTCAGAAAAGGATTGGATGATCCGCGTGGCAACCTCATGCTTACCTATCTTGCCATTGCTGACAAATTTAAACCCAAGTGGCTTGTTTGGGAGAACGTCCCTGGCGTCTTGTCATCTAACTCAGGAAAAGATTTTGGAGTCTTCCTCGGGGCGTTGGGAGAGCTCGGGTATGGGTTCGCATACCGCGTTCTTGACGCTCAGTATTTCGGAGTGGCCCAAAGACGCAAGCGTGTGTTCGTTGTCGGATACCTTGGAGACTGGCGAGCTGCCGCAGCGGTTCTTTTTGAGCGCCACAGCTTGCAGGGGCATCCTGCGCCGAGCAGAGAAAAGAGGCAAGGTTCTGCCGCCAGCACTAGAGCAGGCACTTCAAGCCGTAGCTGGCCCGCCGACATAAGCAGCACATTAGATACAACCTTTGGCACAAAGCAGGGTCTTGAGAATCAGCACATCAATGCTGGTTGTCCGATGTTTGTGCCAGCGCAAGCCATTGGGTTTGAAAGTAGTCGCAGAGATGGTGTGCGTTTGTATGACGGCATTTCCAATACTTTGCAAGCCTTTGCTGGCACTGGTGGCGGTAATAGTCCAATGGTCGCGCAACCCATTGCACTTGCAGAGAACACCATTGGACGGAAACCACAAAACGGCGGCAACGGCGATGGGTTTACTGATGGTGGTCCGATGTACACACTCAACGCCACAGGTGTGCATGGTGTGGCGCAACCCATTGCATACAACATTGCGCCAGGCAAAGGTGCGTTAAAAGATGACATCCATGTCACTGATGCTGATGCCACTAAGACTTTGGATGCGTCAGGAAGTAATCCTGCAATGCATCAAGGCGGTGCGGCAATATTGCAATCAATGGCAGTACGCAGACTCACCCCAGTTGAATGCGAGAGACTCCAAGGCTTTCCTGACAGCTACACCGACATCAAAAGCAAAAACAAACCTACGCCTGATGGTCCTCGCTACAAAGCATTGGGCAACAGCATGGCAGTGCCTGTCATGGCGTGGATAGGGCAACGCATAGAACAAGTAGAGGCAATATGCAAGCAGAACAAATAGCCAAGCAGCTCGGCAACGCGAAAAGAGCCAACGGCCAATGGGTAGCAAGTTGCCCAGTGCCATCGCATGGCAAAGGCAACGGCGACAAGAATCCAAGTCTCAGCGTACACATTGATGACGAGGGCAAGGTTTTATTTCATTGTCATGGTGGCTGCACTCAGGA